CAAAATTCACGAGCCCCCTTGTAAAAGGGCTTCGCTCGATCTGGGGGACCATTAGCTTTAGCAGACCTTGTTGGATCCACTGTAGCTCCAAGGGCTCACACGATATTAACCTGGGGCCTCTAGAATCCTTCGGAACCAGTACGACTTTCGCCGTACCGGACTCCAGGACCTTCATGGCCTTAAACGACTCCAACTCATCGCACAGGTGGGATAGATTATAAAAGAAGTGCTCTTCGTAGGGGAATACCTCATGCAATGAGGTATAGAACCTTTTGAAGACTCCTTTTAAACATCCCTTTTCGCCTGTTGCGACCGCGCCGGGGCCATGCCTCGGCGCAAAGGAAGTGGAAGTAGGATCAACCGTACCGAGAACCGCATGAATGAGGTTCTTAGCGTAATTGACCATCCACTCTTGTGAGTTAGTAAGTGCAGGGAAGGCATTTTCGCCAACTTCTGCATCAGTCGTAATAAACCGGTTGATAACCGTTTCATTTTGCTCAGGTGTGTAGGGAACCTGCAACTTATAGAATAAGAAGCAGAGTTGCCGCAGTGCACTAATAGACCACACGGACGCATCGCTGCGTTCGTAGCCGTCAGCGTTGAAGACAAGTTTGAAGTACCCCCGAAACAACTGGGGTAATGATGTCCCACTCTCCTTGCGGAAAGTGTCCGGACACTCAAACCTGGAACCCTTCGACAAAGCCTTATCAAGGGCCTTACCTAAGGTCGGCAGCACTCCGGTTAAGAAGTGCAAACCTTGTTCATCAACTCGACGTGTAATTTCTTGCATATCGAGTTCGATCTCCTCTGCTGAAACAGCACAGGTGTAATTAGCCATATCCTTAGATACAGCGTACAGAAGGTTCAAATAGAACTTAATTTCTTGTTCGAGTTGAACCGGCTTTTCATTAATTGTATTCATTACATTTTGTTTTAGAATATGTTAATCCAGGCCATCATGCGTGCTATACCTAGGACCCTATTGGTTTGCCAATAGACATTGACTGCACCCCCACCTACCACCGTTGTCTCGCGACTCGGGCAAATAGGCTCGGGGGATGGAGGCCATCTTCAGGCCTCTTGGTTAAGAATCTTGTCTAGCTGTCCGGACTGCAAAAGCATGTCCATCAAGTAGCCAAGGGCGTCCTTAATATGCGCTGTGGTTACCGCGCCGCCGGATTGAACCGGTCGGTCGAGTACCCAGTGAAGCGTAAAGGACGGAGTCACACCTCCCGTGAGGGAGATGTCGGTGTTATTATACACCCGACTATACTTACCCATAGTCCGCGTTCGCTTGTTAAAGCCTTGACCTACCGTCTGATGACCTAATTCAATGGTCTCAGGGGTGGTGTTGGCTGTGGCGGCGACGCGACGGACGACTTTGTCACTTGCATTCGTTATTTGAGCGAATACAGTTGACGCTGTCGATCCAGGCAATGTTTGCGCTGCGCGATTAGCGCTAAGCGTTTGGTCTTGAGTTAGCATGGTTGTACCTTTCTAATTTAAGGTTTGAATTTAGTTACACAAGTGAGTTAAAACACGTGATCCGAAATTCCCACTACCAATAAGTGTGGGCGGATGTCATGATAACTACTCAACTAAGTACAGTACAGTTAAGTCTTAGCCAATGAAAAGGCTATCTTACTCTGTACTTCGAAGTACTCCCAAGTGCTCGAGCTCCTAACAGACTTCCCGCTAGGGAAACCTGCGTGAGGGTGAGCGCCTTGGGGCGCACGGTGGTACTATACCCCGGGTTTGAAGTATAGCGTGTGTAAGACTTACGAGTACCGCGGTAAACGCGGTTGTCACCTCTCCCGTTCCATCGACCCCAATTTCCATTGGGGTTCTGGATTGTCGGATGAGGATCGTCTGGGTACCATATCCAGAGCTCGTATTCCTTTGCCCACGAAACTGAATGACAGAATTCGTGAACGATGATATCAACCGAGAGATTGTTGCGAGCAAACTGCTGCAACCACGATCCGATGTCGACTACCCAGTCGACAACGAAACTAAAGGGAATAGCATTCCAGACTATGCTAGGGTCAAATCTGACCCCAAGCTGATCTAGATAGTATAGAACTCTAGTCATCGTATCTCCCAACGGCGGTAAGGTGTATGAAAACCTCATCGTCGCATGATAGGTAGGCCTTTTCTCCCACCGTGCCATTTTTGTGACACGGATGTTAGGACGAAATCCCCCACCGTACAAGTCGCTGCGAACTGGATGCACCCACCCGGGTGTATTAGTATTCACAACAGACCAAGTAGAGCGATATGCAGAGCCATTGGTGCGATTGAGCACCTTCATAAAATGTCTCTGCTGTCTCACTCCTGCTTCGCGTCTCAACGCTTCAAGCCTTACGGCCATCGTGCTGAGTGTATCATGAATCCGCACTGCATCACTTACAGTGGGAATCACCCCAAAACTAGCGTTAAGATAAGCGTTGTTTAGACGCTTAACCGTACGCTTGTAAAACTTGCGCCTTAGCCTTTTTGAACCTCTCAGTTCGGAAAGCGTTGGGTGCTTGCGATACAAGTTTTCTAGCGCGGGGATAGGATTCATTCTCTTCCAGTCCTTCGCTTCTATAATTGTATTTAAGAAGCTTACACCGTCATTAGATGACGGCGTCATGGCCACCCTCGCCTCATCAGCAAGAGTGTTCCAATCAGGCTGGTCGAAGCCAAGCATCGATTCAAAGTCCGATATTTGCGTGCTATAGATACCTTGGAGGTAGGCTGTTCCGCCATACCCCTTGTCGTACCTATGCCGTATAAAAGGAGCCTCGAATTCATTAGTTTGTACCGTATGGATGCAAGGACGGAAGATTCCATCCTTACCCGTGTCGTCAGTCATCTCCGATTTATATTTCGGAAACAACTGGG